CGTGCTATCGCTGCACAGATACTAAGACATAGATCATTTACATTCCAAGAGTTCAGTCAACGCTATGCAAGCACTGATCATCTAGGAGAGATTCCTATACCAGATCTCAGAAGACAGGACGAAAAGAATCGTCAGAACTCTACTGATGACTTGGATGAGTTTGTAAAACAGAAGTTAGAATTGCAGATAAAAACTTTGTTCAGTTCAGCAGAGTCATTGTATCATCAGATGCTAGAGGAGGGTGTTGCGAAGGAGTGTGCAAGGTTTGTCTTACCACTAGCGACACCTACAAAACTTTACATGACAGGGTCATGTCGGTCTTGGATACACTACATAAATTTAAGATCTGCACACGGAACTCAAAAGGAACACATGGAGATCGCTAGGGAATGTGCCTGTATTTTTGCGGGACAATTCCCTGCTGTTGCAGAGGCACTAGGTTGGGAACACGGATCGCTGGTATAAATTTATCCAAGAATGGTTCTCTCGCTATCATAAATGACGGGAGGGTTGAGTTTTATCTAGAAGAAGAAAGACTCAGTAGAATCAAGAGAGATCGTGGTGCAAAATTTTTGGTAGAAAAATACCTTGATGGAGTAGATGCTGTTGCTATATGTGATTGTTATACAAAGTATTATCCTAAGAAGTTTTTACAGAGAACTAAGGAGAAGGAAGCAGTTTGTAAAGTCATAAGAAATAAGAACATACCGATATTAGATTACAGACAGAGACATCATGAGTGTCATGCTGCTAACGCACGTTACGGATCACCATTTGATGACTGTGCTGTCTTAGTAATGGACGGTAAAGGATCAGTTCATGATCACAATAACCTTAGATTTTGTGAGATTGAAAGTATATTTGATAACTTTAATCCTGTGTTCAAACACTACTCTACTTTCTGGAGTGAGAGTGAGTGTGGAAAACTTGATGAACCTTACTGGGATAATAATAATTTTTATAGTGATAGGACTAGCGTTGGACAGGCATATAGAAGGGTCTCAAGAGAGTGTGGGTTTGATGAGTTAGATGCAGGGAAGACAATGGGACTGTCATCATATGGATCTGGACGTGTTGATCTATTCAATGAAGAGTATGGTCATAGTCTTTGTAGCAAAGAATTATATGCCAAGGAGGATAGCACAGGATACTATGGTCATCAAGAACCAGTAGACCTAGCATATAATCTACAAAAATCAGCAGAAAGACATGCAATATTCATGGTAGCGATGGCAATAAACTTAACAAATAATAAAAATGTATGTGTAACTGGTGGATTCTTCTTGAATTGTGTAGCAAACTACGCTATCATAAAGAATGTAGATGTAAATCTATATGCTGACCCACTTTCTTATGATGGTGGTCTAGCAATAGGTTCAGCTTTACTAGCATATTATGAACATTTTTGTAACTGATCCATCACCTGTCAAGTCTGCTCAAGTTTTACCCGACAAACACATAGTCAAGATGCCACTAGAGACATGTCAAATGCTCTCTATCGTAGCGTCAGACAAGTGGGGTCATGGTTTTGGCATACTACCTAAGGTAGATGGTTCACCATATAAGACAGACAAAGGTGCTTTCCGTAATCATCCATGTACTATCTGGGCACAGACTAACTACAGATGGTTGATTGAACATGGTCTAGCATTGTGTGCAGAATACACGCATAGATACAACAAGACTCATAGTTGTCAGTACACAATAGAGTGTGCTGATATTATCTTTGACGACTGCCCACCACCCACGTCCTTTACCCGTGCAATGCCTGATGAGTATAAACATGACACAAGCATTGACACTTTTACTGCTTACAAGAATTACATTAGCAGCAAACCTTGGGTTGCATCTAATTATCTACGTGACCCATCCCGCAAACCCGCTTGGTTATGAAAACATCTGAACGCATCGCTGATGCACTTGAGAGAATTGCTATTTCTCTAGAACACCTTCACATAGAATCGATTGATCATGCTCACATAGATGAGATAGATCACAATCATATTGAAGGTGACATAAACACTCACGCTAAAACATGGTAAAATTATTTCTAGCATGTCCACCAGTGTACACATTACCTGGTACATGGAATGATCCTGAGAAGATCGCTAAGTGTAATGAAACTCTCATACCACACTTGACATTGAATCCAAACATTACTTTTGGCATCTCTGTCCTTGTAATATTAGTACTCCTCTCAGGGTACGGTCTGTATAAATCCTTCTTTGATAACAAAGAATTAGCAGACCCTTGGGACGACCACGATGATTGAAACACTTTACTTAGGACCTACTTACGACCTTCAAGATATAGAAGGTGACACCGTTACTTCCCACCAAGTAGCAGAGCTTTTGGCGGATAGAAATAGCGTTGCCATCTTTCAAGGACGGTCAGAGGCAGGACCTAGAGCACTAGGAAATAGATCTATCTTGTATGATCCAAGAGACCCTGAAGGTAAAGACAAGATTAATTTAATCAAAAGAAGAGAGTCCTTCAGACCATTCGCTGGCAGTGTACTACTACCTCATGCACACAAGTGGTTTGACATGGCAGGACTTGTAGAGTCTCCGTACATGATGTATGCTGTGGATGCTTTACCACATACATATGATAAAATCCCTGCGGTACTACACATAGACAAGACTTGTAGAGTACAAACTGTTGACATGAAAGACAATCTAAATTACTATCAATTGATTGATGCTTTCTATCAGATTACCGATGTGCCTATGCTATTCAACACATCATTCAACATGGCAGGAGAACCTCTAGTGGAGACACCTGAGGATGCAATCAGAACCTTTGAGGATAGTGCAATAGATTATCTTTACTTCCCTGAGGTGCATAAGCTCAGGCAAAAATGACTTTTAATTTACCAGAAACTGGAAAAAAAACTCCGGCAAAAAAATGGGTTGTAGGGTTCAACCTATCAAACAATGGGTCGGTATGTTTATTGGAGTATGGTAAACCAAAATTATATCTGGAGTCGGAGAGAGTAACAAGGAACAAGTGGGATCATAAGATCAGTTCCTTGTTACCATATCTACCAGAAGGAATTGAACACGTAGCCTTGACTGACTCATTCTGGACTCAAGGTGATAAGAGATTAGATAATATAAAAGACATATCAAATATAAAAAAGAAATATCCTAACGCTAGATTGTATGACTATAGATCTATGCATCATCTAACTCATGCTGCATGTGCTTTCTATAACTCTGGGTTTACTGAAGCATCTTGTGTGGTTGTAGACTCTAATGGTTCTAAGACAAGCGAAGGACTAGAGATAGAATCTATTTTCGTAGCACCCACATTCGTAGAGACACACAAGAGATACTTCTCACCTGAGTTCGTAGGTATTGGTAGATTATTTGAAGAGACTGCTAAGACATATGAATGGGACTACAGAGATGCAGGGAAGGTCATGGGTCTGAGTGCATACAATCATGACCCTGCTTCTACCATACAAAAAAGATGGGAGAGAAGATACAGAGAACTAATAGAAATGACAACAGGAGATGTATGTTTGTCAGGTGGTTGCTTCTTGAACTGTGTTGCTAACTATAAGATACAAAAGATGTACCCTCATATAAATTTCTATGTCGAACCTGTTGCTCATGATGGTGGCACTGCAATGGGTGCAGCATATCTAGCGTATTATGAGACCTAAACTAGACATATTAGACATCAGTTCTACCATAGGATGTAACTTACAATGTAAAGGATGTAATCATTTTAGTAATTATTTTGCACCTACCAGTAAATTAGATACAGATTTGTTACTAAAAGATATAGAGGTTATATTACCAAGAGTAAATATAGGTAGAGTATCCATCATAGGTGGTGAACCTTTACTCAATCCTAGATGCGAGGAAATTGTCAATGCATGCAGATCATATACTGATTCTCCTGTCTATCTTTACACCAATGCTTTACTTCTCCTACAAAATGAAAGCTGGATTAGAAAAGCGTTAGAAGATCCAAGAGTATATCTTAGAGTCAGTGTGCACTTACCGCACATTGTAGATATTATAAGAGAATTCAATCACCCTAAGGTATTGGTCACCGAACACCATACTGGACAGGATAGGTGGTTCAATAGTATAAAGAAGAGAGATGGTAAAGTATATCCTTACAATCAAAATAACCCTGCAAAAAGTTTCAAAGTTTGTTCTTGTTCTAACTCTCAATTATACAATGGTAAACTATGGAAGTGTCCTAACACTGCCTTCCTAAAAGAACTTTTGTCAGTTACAGAGCAGGAAAATGCAGATGAGTGGCAGGAATATATTGTAGATGGTCTACCAGTAGATTGTTCTGATGATGAGTTGACAAAGTTCTGTGCAAAGAGTACACTACCTGAAAGAGTATGCAATATGTGTACTTGTAAACCTCTTCATTTCAGTGCTGCCATTCAAGAACAGACTAAACGAAAGGTAATTAATACCTATAAATAAATCACTTACAAAAACACATGCCAACATACCCAATAAAGAATTTGAAGACAGGTGAGACTAAAGAAATCATCATGTCTATGAAAGAGTATGATCAGTGGAGAAAGGATAACCCTGATTGGGATAAAGATTGGTCACAGGGTGCAGCAGGTACCGTCAGTGGCACAGGAGATGCTTACAGCAGAACAGATGGTGGATGGAACGAGGTGCTATCAAAGGTAGCACAAGTACCAGGATCAAAAGTAAAACCACAAAAGACAGTACACTTCTAATGCCACGCAAAAAGAAAATGTCAGTCAGTGTAGGTGCTGGCATGACAGCAAAGCAATTACGTAGGAAGAAACCATATAACTCTGATATGATGGTTCCTATCGAACCCATCACACCTAATCAGACTACTGCATTTGCTCACTATAATGAGGGCAAGAACCTATTCCTTTATGGTGCAGCAGGAACAGGTAAGACATTTATCACCCTCTACATGGCACTGAAACAGGTGCTAGATCCTTTGACACCATACCAAAAGGTAGTCTTGGTACGATCACTTGTGTCAACCAGAGAGATAGGTTTCTTACCTGGTGATCACGAGGACAAGTCAGCACTATACCAGATACCATACAAGAATATGGTCAAGTATATGTTTGAGTTGGCAACTGACAATGAATTTGAAATGTTGTGGGGTAATCTTAAGGCACAGGAGAGTGTGACCTTCTGGTCTACCTCATTTATCAGAGGTACAACACTTGATAACTCTATAGTCATTGTGGATGAGTCACAAAACTTGAATTTTCACGAGTTAGATAGTATAATAACAAGATTAGGAGAGAACTGTAAGATCCACTTCTGTGGTGATTCTACACAAACAGACCTAGTAAAAACAAATGAAAAGTATGGTGTCCTTGACTTCATGAAAATA